CGTAATGATAAACATATAAAGCGCTATCTTACTCTTCCCTGTGGTCAGTGTATTGGTTGTCGTCTCGAGCGCTCACGTCAGTGGGCTATGCGTATTATGCATGAGGCGAGTATGCACGATCATTCCTGTTTTATAACTTTAACGTATAATGATGAGAATCAGGATGATCCGTCTCTAAATTATCGTCATTTTCAGTTGTTTATGAAGAAACTACGGTTTCATTTTCGTGGACAGACGATAAAGTTTTATATGTGTGGTGAGTATGGTGATACTACTGGGAGACGGCATTTTCATGCGTGTCTCTTTGGTGTCAATTTCGACGATAAGGAGGTCTATCGTGAGTTGCCTTCTGGTCATACTATCTATACTAGTAATGTTTTGGCCGATCTTTGGGACCGTGGTTTCTGCTCTATTGGTGAGCTTACCTTCGAAAGTGCGGCTTATGTCGCTCGTTATGTTTGTAAGAAGGTTACTGGTAAGAATGCCGAGGAGCATTATACACGTTTTGATCCGTATACTGGCGAAGTGTTTCAGTTGGTGCCCGAGTTTAGTCATATGTCCAATCGTCCCGGTATCGGTGCCGATTGGTATCGTAAGTTTTCACGTGAGGTGTACGGTAGAGATGGGAGTGTCGATAGTGTCGTTATCAATGGTAAGGAGGTCAAGCCGCCGCGTTATTATGATAATCTTTTAAAGACGGCTGATAATTTTAATTCTGATGTGGTAGAATGGTTCCGTCAGGAGAAGGCAAAGAAGTTTGCCGCGAATAATACTCCTGAACGGTTGTTTGTTCGTGAGACTTGTGCTATCGCTCGTAATAAGCTTAAGAAAAGGAGTTTGTGATATGCAATTTTATGTTATGTCGATTCGCGATATTGCTGTGGATGCGTATGGCCGTCCCTTTTGTGCTGTGAAGGTGGAAGCTGGAAAGCGGGATTTTGGTGATTTGATCAATCAGGCAGCGCCTGATAATAAGTTTCATCTCCACCCCGAGCATTTTGAATTGTTTCATCTTGGGATGTTTGACGATGAGACCGGCAAGTTCAATACGTTCGAACATCCGAGGTCGGTAGTACTTGGTACGGAGCTGGTGAAGCGGCCAGCGATCTAACCAGGTCATCGAGGGGGGCCCGCTTCGGCGGGCCTTTTTTTTGTTTGTCAATAGGAGTTTTCACTATGCATCGTAATAAGTCTGTCTCTACTCATCAGTTTGCAATGGTTCCTCGCGCGGATATTCCGCGTAGTACGTTTCGGATGCAGAAGGCGTTAAAGACTACTTTTAACGGTGGCTATCTGGTCCCGATTCTTGTGGAGGAAATGCTTCCTGGTGATACGTTTAATGTGCGTATGACGGCGTTTTGTCGTTTGGCGACTCCGCTTTTCCCGGTGATGGATAATTTGCATATGGAGTCGTTCTTTTTCTTTGTTCCTATGCGTCTTATCTGGGAGAACTGGCAGAAGTTCATGGGTGAGCAAGCGAACCCGGATGATGATATTGATTACTTGATTCCTATTTCGACTTCGCAGACTGGTGGTTACGAGGTTACGAGTTTACAGGATTATATGGGTTTGCCTGTTCAGGGTCAAGTTTTGAACCCTGGTGATTATGAGCATTCGGCGTTGCCGTTGCGTGCATATAATTTGATTTATAATGAGTGGTTTCGCGATGAGAATCTTCAGGATTCGGTGGTTGTTGATGTGGACGATGGTCCGGATGATCCTTTGGATTATGTCTTGCTATTGCGTGGTAAGCGTCATGACTATTTTACGTCTGCTTTGCCGTGGCCTCAGAAGGGCGAGGCGGTTACTTTGCCGCTCGGTGATTCCGCCCCTATTTTGCGTGTGTCTAACGCTCCTGGCTGGATTGCTCATTTTGAGAATAGCAATGGATTTCCTACGAATGGTAACGTTACTATTAACAGTGGTCTTTCAGAAGGCTCGGGAGCTGTCGGAGTTCCTAATTCTGCGGCTACGTTAGGTGCGAGTTTTGATCCGAATGGTGGTCTTATCGCGGATTTGTCAGAGGCTACAAGTGTTACGATTAATGCTTTACGGCAGTCGTTTCAGATTCAGAAGTTGTTGGAGCGTGATGCGCGTGGTGGTACGCGGTATACGGAAATTGTGCGTTCTCATTTCGGCGTTATTTCTCCTGATGCTCGGCTTCAGCGCCCTGAGTATCTTGGAGGTGGCCATACCTTTATTAATATTAATCCGGTGGCGCAGACCAGTGCGACTAGCGTTACGGGTTCTACTACGCCACAGGGCAATTTGGCCGCGATGGGTACTGCCCTGGCGCAAGGTCATGGATTTACGCAGTCGTTTACGGAACATGGTTATGTTATTGGAATTGTTAACGTTCGTGCTGATCTTACTTATCAGCAGGGATTGCGACGTATGTGGAGCCGTCGTACCCGTTATGATTTCTACTTTCCCGTTTTTGCCGCGCTTGGGGAGCAAGCGATAATGCAGCCCGAGATTTATTGCAATGGTTCTGGTGCTGCTCCTACGACTGTTTTCGGTTATCAGGAGCGTTGGGCGGAGTATCGGTATAATCCGTCCCAGATTACTGGTCATATGCGTTCAGGTGTCGAGGATACTACGGATCAGTGGCATTATTCGCAGTTGTTTGGTGATGGTAATAGTCAGGTTTCAGCGCCGACGTTGAATGCGGCGTTTATTCAGGATACTGCGACGTTAGATGGTATCAATCGTACTAGTGCGGTTACGGATGCGACTGGTGTGCAGTTCCTGGCTGATTTTTTCTTCGATATTCGGGCGGCTCGTCCGATGCCGATGTATAGCGTCCCTGGTCTGATCGATCATTTTTGAGGTTTTATGGATCAGCTTGATATGTGGGCGATTTATTTCTCGTCTGTTGTTTCTTGGCAGTTTCACCCTGGTAATGCGTGTAAGGCGGAGCGTATGACGTTGATAGCGTGTGCTGCTGTTGCGGATGAGATGTTGCGTTTAACAATGGAGCGTAAGCATTTATGGGAGCGATCTTAGCCAGCATGGCTGGCGCCGCCATAGGCGGCGGTATTAGCTATCTCGGGCAGCGCGATGCGAATCGCGCGAATGTTGGTATGTCCCGAGAACAGATGCAGTGGGAGGAGCGTATGTCTAACACTGCTATGCAGCGGCGTGTTGCAGATTTGAAGGCCGCTGGTTTGAATCCTATGTTGGCGTATACGAATTCGGCGAGTACGCCGAGTTATACTCCTGCTAAGGTTGAGTCTACCACTGCCGATCTCGGTCGTGGTATTGCGTCTGCTGGTCAGGCTATTGGTACTCAGCAGTTAATTAAGGCGCAGATTAATAATGTAGAGGCGTCTACTCGGAAGTCTATTGCTGAGGCTCAGTTGGTTGAGGCGCAAGTGCCTTGGAGTGCTCAGAATGCGCAGATGAATTCGGAGAAGTTGCATTCTGAGATGTTGACTCTCGCGCATAAAGTTGGTAGCGCGGAGATGGAGAATGCGTTACGGACGTCTGATGTCCGTGAATTGCGGCCTCTGGTGTTGGAGTATCAACGGTTGTTGAATCAGGCCGCTGCTGCTGGTATTCCTGAGAAGGAAGCGCTTAAGGACTTTTATGAGAAGGTTCCGGCTGCTAAGTGGATGGCTGTATTGAAACAGCTTATTCCTGGTGCCGGTGAGGCTAACCCTGGTAATTGGTTCCGTTCGCGGAAGTGAGGTTATATGCGTAAGGTTTTCCGTTCTGGTGATTATGCTACTGCTGATGAGGTTTCACGTGGAACCTATTTAAATTGTGGAACGATGGAGTCGAAGACTCGTCAATCGTTTGCGGAAGATGCGGATATTAATACGCTTGTTCGTCGTTTTGGTGTCGTGGGCTTGGCCCAGCGTCACCCTGTCGCGCCAGCGACTATTGCTATTTTTGATGATGTGTGGAATTTTCAGACCGCGATGAATGCGGTTGTTGAGGCGGAGCGCTTGTTCATGTCTCTCGATTCTAAGTTGCGGCTCCGCTTTGGTAATGACCCGAATGAATTTGTGATGTTCTGCTCAGATCCTAAGAATAATGATGAAATGGTTCGTATGGGTCTTGCAATTCCCCGGAAGGTGGAGGATACTACTCCTGCGGTTAAACCTACGGGAGATGGCAAGAATGTTGGCGATACTAAAGAAGGATCTGGATCAGGCGGTAAATCGTCTAAGGGGTCAGCAGGATCTGCTGAGTGATACTCGTAATACTCAGAAGTTTGCTACTGAGAATGGTTTTGAGTCTATGGCTGCGGATGCGAGCGTTCGCTGCAAGCGTTATGAATCGGTTATCTCGGAGACGGAGAAGGTTATTGCGGATCTTCGTGAAGCCGTTAGGCGTGTAGAAGAGAAGCAGTTGGATCTTCTTAAGGCTCCTTCCGATTCTGAGACGCCGCCGGCGTCTGGTAAGCGAGCGCCGCGCTGAGCACAGTTTTCACTTGATGTAACTGTGCTAGGTGACAGCAGTCTCTTGGCTGCTGTCTTTGACAGGCGTAGCCTGTCGGTGAACTCCTAGGGGGCCATACACCCGTGGAGTTCTTTGGGGGTGCCCTGACCTCACGACAGGCACCCCACTTTTTCACCCTGGTAAACCTCTGGAGGTTTTTCATGCGTCCATTGAAGCGTGGTCATACGAATAAGCGTCGTAGTGCGCGTAAGTTCCGGCGTCATGCCGGTCGTACTAAGTTTGCTAATTTTACTGGTCCTATGCGTGGTGGCTTAAGGATCTAGTTTTATGGCGTGTTATCATCCCCTGTCGGCTTATCAGACGGTCGCAGGGGATATTCTTTTTTATGAGAAGG